GGAAGGGCGTTGTAGCGGTCAATCGCCGTCTGTAGCTCGGCTTGCCAGTTGATCGGATACTTGCGCCATTGCACCGCCGCCGTCACGATTGCGGTTGCGGCTTCTGCGCGCGCGTACATCGTTTGCACCTCGGCGGCGCGCTCCGGCGTCATCGGTGGCGCGGATTCGATGTCAACGTCCGCGCACCATTCGCAGTCGGGAGTCGTGCATATTTGCGGCGCTCGCTCCATTCGCAAAAGAACGTCGGCCCAGAACGTCGCCGCCGGTTCGTATGTGCCGCGCTCGTTGATCAGCTCGTGACACTCAGGCTGCCAGCACGTGCCGGCGGGGGCCTCGACGTTGAACTCGTAACGCCGGCCCTGTCCCTCTGTCACCTGTGCGCCAAGCGCCGTAGCCCTGTTCATCGCGGTGCGCCTTGTAGCGGCCATTGTCATTTCTCCGTGTGTGTGTGAGTGGTGCGTGAGTGGAACAAGCCAGCGGCGGGTACTGCCCCCGCGCAAACTCTGAAGGGCTGGCGACTAGCTACGCGCCAGCGCCGTCGCGATCTTCCGCGCCAGCCCGCGCAGCGAACCCGCAAATGGATGGCCGAACTGTTGCTCCTGATAGTCGGCGGCGAAGAACTCGGCCTCGTCGCGTACTTTTGCCCATGCTTGCGGCGTTGCCTCGTACCATCCCTTTCCCTGCTGCTCCAGCCCGTGCGCCGTGAGGATTTCCAGCTCGTCTAGCTGCATCGCTATTTCCTGCGTATTCGTCAGGTTGATCCGCATTGTCATTTCTCCGTGTGCTGGTGAGTGCTGCGCTATCCCTATGCAATAAGTATAACGATACACCTAACCCCGCGCAAGTGCCTCTTTCCCATAGGGGAACGTCACAAATATGCTATTTTGGGACAGCCCAAAACAGGCATTTTGGCGCACGTGACGCGGGCGCAACGCATTTTCCAATTGCCCGTATAGATTTCGCTTTGCACACCCGACGCACGACGGACGCACTTCCGAACGCGACGATGATTCTCGCTGGCAAAAACATTCTCTTGACGGGTGGCACTGGTTCGTTCGGTGTCGCGTTTGCGCGCCACGCGCTGGATGCGGGCGTGCAACGCTTAGTCATCTTCAGCCGCGACGAACTCAAGCAGGCGCAGATGCGCGCCGCGTTTCACGACGATCCGCGCTTGCGCTTTTTTATCGGCGATGTGCGCGACGCGGAACGGGTCGAGTTGGCGGTGCGCGGGTGCGATACCGTGATCCACGCCGCGGCGATGAAGCGCATTGAAACGTGCGAAGCCGATCCTGGCGAAGCGTGCAAGACGAATATCGCCGGCAGCAAGAACGTGGCGATGGCGGCCATCTATGCAGGCGTTCGGCGCGCCGTCTTTCTTTCCACGGACAAAGCGCCGAACGCGCACACGCTCTACGGCATGACGAAAGCGGTGGCCGAACGGTATTGGACGCGGGCCAATGTCTTTGCGTCCGGCACGCCGACGCGCTTGGCTTGCACGCGCTACGGCAACGTGTTGGGTTCGCGCGGTTCCGTCCTCGATCTCTGGCGCCAGCAATACGCCGCCGGCGAACCGATCACCATTACCGATGAAGCCGCGACGCGGTTTTGGATGCCGATTGCGGACGCCGTGGCGCTTGTCGTGGCGGCGCTAGAAGAAATGCGCGGCGGGGAAATCTTCATTCCGCGCGTTGGCTCGGCGTCCGTGCTAGGGTTAGCCCGCGCCGTGGTGGAACGGGACGGCCAGCCGTACGCGCCAGGCCACGTCGTCACCGGCTTGCGTGCGGGCGAGCGCTTGCACGAAACGCTCATCAGCGAGGATGAAGCCCGCCATACGATTGAGCAGAACTCGCGGTATGTCATCCTGCCCGAAGATGCGACGTGGGGGGACGCGGTGCGGCCGCTGCCCGACACGCCGCCGATCACGAGCTATCGCAGCGACACCAACCCGCACCAACTTACCGTCGCACAACTCCGAGGAATGATCGCGTGAACATTGAGGGCGTAGCTATTGGCGAGCAGCATCCGTGCCGCTTTATCTTTGAGGTATCGAACGCGCATAACGGCGACAAGGACAGGGCGTTGCGCTTGATTGATGCCGCGGCCGCGTCCAACGCCGAGTTTGTCAAGTTCCAATGCTACACGCCAGACGAGTTAGTAGCGATCCGCGGCGATGGCCCCGCGCCGGAACCGTGGGGCGCGATGGGCTGGACGATGCGCTCGCTGTACGACGTCGCGCGCACGCCGCTGGAATGGTTCCCTGATTTGTTTGCGCACGCTCGCCGCCTTCACCTGGTGCCGTTTGCGTCGGTGTTTGGCGCGGACTCGCTCGCTGTCCTGCAAGCCGTTGGCTGTCCGGCGTATAAGATTGCGCGGCTTGATAACGAAAGCGCGCTGCTGCACGCGCTCGTGGACGCGACGGGCAAGCCAAAGATCGTGAGCGTGGCACCCAACCAAACGGCAGACGCCGACGCGACGCTGTTCTGCCCGCCTGGATACCCGCAAGAACCGTTCGCCTGCACGCCGGACATCTGGACAGCGCATACGGGCCTATCCTATCACGGCACGGATCCCGCCGTGCCAATGCACGCGGTTGCCACAGGCGCCAAGCTGATCGAAACGCACGTGATGCTTGACGAAGAACCGTCCGAGCTAGAAGCCAGCGTGTGCCTAACGGTGTCGCAGTTCACGACGCTGGTGCGCGGATGGTAAGCCCGCGCGAGCAGTTCTTAGCCGCGGCCTATACGGGGCCGCTACTCAAGGCCGACGCGATTGTGGTGCTATGCGGCGAGGACGCGGAGCAACGCGCCTCGGCCGCGGTTGAGTTGTGGCGACACAGTGCGGCGCCGGTGATTGTGTGCAGCGGTGGCGTGGATAGCGAGCCGCGTTGGATTGGTGGCGAACGATTGGCGGGCTTGCTCATGGCGCGCAGCGTCCCGCCCAAAGCGATTATCGTCGAACACGGCAGCCAGAACACGCACGAGCAAGCGCGCAACCTCGTCGAGATGGCCGAAGCAAATAACTGGAACCGGCTCTGCCTTGTGGCGTCGGCGTATCACATCCCGCGCGCCATGCTGACGTTTATCAAGGCGATTGGTACGCGGCCGATTCATGTCCTCGCCGTGCCTGCGTCACAACTGACGTGGTGGGGATCGCCGCCAGGCATGGACGCAACACGGCTTGAGCTATTGAACGTCGAAATGGCGAAAGTTGAGAAATACTGGGAGCATTGCGCGACATGGGCAGAAGGGCTGGCCTACATCGAACGCTTTGAGGGACGCACGAAATGATCACGTTGCGCGCTATGCTGGCTCACTCGCCCGCCTTATTCTATCCGCAAACGTGGTACGCCAAAGAAACGTTCCTTGACACGCCCGACGATGCCGTGGCGACGCCGAAAGGGATCCAGTGCGTCGGCCTGATCCCGACGCCTGGCCTCGACACACTGCCGACCGCTGCGCAACTCGTGGCTGCGTATCTGGCCAACCCTACCGCGTCTGTGTGGCGCTGGTTTCATTGGACGCGCGACGTTGATCAGCACGGCAACGCGGTGTATGTCGGCGGGATTGGCCACGATGATACGCCAGGTTTCCAGATTCACCGCCACTTACGCATCACGAACCGATGGGGACAAAGCAAATGGTAAACATGGTGCCGGAACTGGCGTATGACTGGTGCGCGATCAAGGAAAACGCGCCCGAAGAAAACCTCATCCTCACGCCGCACAAGCGCCACGACTTGCCCGTCATTGGCGTCGTGGTGTTCGCCGGCGCGGGCGCGCACTACAGCGGCGTCTTTGAGTCGAATCCGTGGAAGCCGGGCGACATCGTGCGGTGTATGCCGAACCCTGGCCCCGAAGAAGCGTGGCCAGGCTTAGGGCTGCTGCGGATGGTACGGGCCAAAGACATCTACTGCTCGTTCCGCGATGCCACGGACGACGAGCGCGCAAACTTGGAACAACTGGAACAGGCCGCGGCGACTAGCGCCTCGTACGGTTCACACCGCGCGTGAACATTGCGCCGCTGTGCATCATCCAAGCGCGGCTCCACTCGACACGCCTGCCGCGCAAGATGTTGCTGGACTTGCACGGCGAAACGTTGATCGCGCGCGCTGTCCGGCTGGCGGGTGAGGTGTTTTATCCGCAGCACGTGATTGTGGCGATCCCGATTGCGGACGCGGACGGCGCATTGGCGGGCGAACTGGAACGCCTCGACGCCAACGTGTTTGCATATGACGGGCCGGACTGGGATGTGCTGGCGCGTTACTGGCATTGCGCGACGCGCTACCGTTGGCACCCTGAGGCGATTATCCACCGCTGGACGCCGGACGATCCCTTCAAGGACGCGCAACACGTCCGCAAAGTGCTGAACGGCGAACGCTGCCCCGTCGAACAAGGTGGCGAAGCGTTCACGCTGGCGATGCTGACGCGCGCGCACCAACGCACCTCGCCGGACGATCAGGCCATGCGCGAGCATCTCGGCAACCATCCGATGCTGTTTCCCGCGCCGGCGCCACCGGCCCCGGCTGGCTGCTTTACGATTGACACCGAATCCGATTATCAGGCCGCGCAATGCCGCACGTAGACGCGGCACGCAAGGCGTACGAAGCGCGTTACCGCGCTGAAAACGCTGAAAAGGTGAAGGCGTCCGCCGCGCGTTACCGCGCTGAACACCCTGAAAAGGCAAAGGCGAGGGACGCGCGTCGCCGCGCTGAACACCCTGAAAAGGAAAAGGCAAGGGACGCGCGTTACCGCGCTGAAAACGCTGAAAAGGTGAAGGCGTCCGCCGCGCGTTACCGTGCTAAAAACCCTGAGAAGATAAAGGCGTACGGCGCGCGTTACTACGCTAAAAACTCTGAGAAGATAAAGGCGTACCGCGCGCGTTACAACGCTAAAAACCCTGAAAAGGAAAGAGTGTACTGTGCCAAACATCGAGCGCGCAAACGGTCGGCAAGCGGCAGGGGCATCTCCGGGAGTCAGTGGCGCGACGTGCTGGCGTCATCGCTTGGACTCTGTACCTATTGCTACGAACGCCGCCCGCTGGAACTCGATCATATCGTCCCGCTGTCTGGCAGCGGCGAGCATGACATCGACAACGCCGTTCCTGCCTGCGGGCCGTGCAATAGATCAAAGAACAAGACGCCCCTGCTTCTCTGGCTGGCACGGCGGGCCGCATGAACGTCATCCTGTCTGCGCCAGAGATTCGCTACGCCACCTATGTTGGCGGCCTGCGAGAGCGTTGGGGCCGCAAGATGAAAGTGGTCGATCAGTCGGGGCCGCAACTGCCAGCCGGTCGGCGGCCGGATTATATCGGCGCACTTGGTGAAATGGCAGCGCACAAATGGCTTGGCCTATATTGGGCCGCAACCGTTGACGGGCCGGAACAGACGGGCGACGTGTTGAACTGGATTGAGGTCAAGGCGACGGCTCACGCGCAAGGACGGTTGCTTCAGTCGCCACTTCCGGCTGAGAAGGTGGCTCAAAAACTGGATCGCCCATTTCTTCTTGTTACCTGGGCTGATCCCGTTGCCACGTTGGTCGGATGGATGTTTGGGCGCGACTTTCTCGTGCCTGCGCATTTTGGCGACAACTGCCGGACAGGGCGTCCCAATTGGGCAGTTACGCAAGCAACGCTTCGGCATCCTGACGAACTGTTGCATCTTGCAAAGGCCAGAATATGAAAAACGGGAGCGCGGTCGCCGCGTTTGAGGTTGAGTTTGCCCGCTATGTCGGCGCGCGCTACGCGATTGCGTTGTGCAATGGCACCGCCACGCTGCACACGGCGCTTGCGGCGCTTGGCGTCAAGCCCGGCGACAACGTAGCCGTCCCGCCGCTGACAATGAGCGCCACCACGCTGGCCGTCCTGCACGCCGGCGCGATCCCAACCTACTGCGACGTACACGCCGACACCTGGCTCATGCGGGACAACGGCACGGCGACGCACGCCATGAGCGTCAGCCTCTACGGCTTGCACGCGGGCGCGTGCGATGTGGACGACGCCGCGGAAACGCTACGCCCGCATAACGCCTTGGCCAGCTTCACCAGCTACAGCTTCCAAGCGTCCAAGATTCTGAGTACCGGCGAAGGCGGGATGCTCACCACGAACGACGAAGCCCTGGCCACCGCTGCGCGCGAGTTCAGCAGCCTCGGCTACCGGATGCGGG